TGCCCGATTACCAAGCCGGCTTCGACGCCATACTCATTTAGCGTGACGACCGTGTTGGTGCTGGCGTTATAGGTGCCACCGAAACGCAGGTTGAGCTGGGTGGGGCTGCCATAACCGACCAGCAACCAATACCCGTTTGGTGCGGGGCTGACCGTACCAACCCAGATGTAGGCAGAACGGTCGGATGGATTGATCCACCACTGGCCGGCAAATTCAGGTGTTGGGGCGGTTTCACTGACCTGGGCGATGCCGTAGTCGGCAAGTTGTTGGGCAGTGACGCTGTTTTCGGCAAGGAAGGCACTATTAAATGTGCCGGTGGTAATTTTGCTGGCATCGAGATCGGGAATGTCTGCGGCAGCAAGAGTGGTGCCGGTGCTGACGTGGCCTTGGGCGTCGACCGTGACTTTGGTGTAAGTCCCAGTCGAGACGGTGTTGGTATGGTTTAAGACGCCGGCGCCAGTGACAGTAAGGCCGGTGCCGGGTTGGATTGCGCCGTTAGTGCCGGAAGCAGCTATCGGTAGATCGGTAGCGGCAAGAGCGCGAAAGGTTGGAGCGGCGGCACTTCCGGTGGTCGGACCAGCGAAAACTGTTGCGGCAGTTTGGGTGTCGAGGCTGGTTGTGATGGTGGCGCTGAAATTATCCGGTTTGGTGACAGAGAAAGCCAGCGGCGTCGTGTCGCTGAATGTAATGGTTTGGATGGCAGAGACTTGTTGCCAAGCCGAACCAGTCCATACGTAAGCGAGGCCGGTGTTGGTATTGACCCACTGCTGACCTTCGTAGTCGCCGCTGCCGCTAGGGGCGTTACCGCTTACGACGGTGGTGGAATCGGCAGCTAGTTTGGGGCCGGTGACGGCGGCTGCTCCAATCTCGTCGGTGGTGACGGCGCCGGTGGCAATCTTGGCGGTAGTGACCGCATCAGTTGCCAGGGCTGCAGCGCCTAGGCCGGCGGCGTCAATTTTGGCTGTAGTAACCGCGTTATCGGCGATTTTGGCGGTGCTTACGGAACTATCCGCATAAGCTGCCGTGCCAAGGCCAGAAGCATCGATTTTGGCTGTGGTGACAGCGTTATCGTCGATTTTTGCTGTAGTTACAGCACTATCGGCAATACCGGCGGTGGGCAGCACCACTTGCTGGTAGGCGCTGCCGTCGAAAATTTTGAGGTTGCTGTCGGTACTGTTAAAAAAGCCGCGACCTTCAAAATTGTCTGTGGCTGGTTCGACCGAGTCGTAGGCAATGCTCGCATCGTCGGCCAGTTTGGCGGCGGTGACGGCGTCGTCATCCAGAGCTGTCGTGCCAATCTTGGTGGCACTAGCTTGGTCTAGCTTGGCTAAGTCGATGCTGGAGCTGTCGGCCAAGGTCGCGCCAGCCTCGAACAGGTCTTTGGCGGTGACTTTCTTGGTTTCGCTGGCCGAGATGTCTACGATGGGCAGAACATCGGTGGCCGCCACATCGCCCTCGGCGAGTTGCGTAAGTTGTGTAATCCTCTGGTCGGCCACGCTTTCGCTCCAGCAGGGGCAGGGTCTTCTGGCAGTTTAGTCCGTCACTTCCGTTAGCAGGAAGTCCAGGTTTTGCTGGAGACGGAGTCTGTCATCGTCTTCCTTCAGGATGTAGCCCGAAGGTTCGCCGATCAATAGGCGGATTTCGCCTGTAGTCACAAAGTCAATGACGCAACTGATTGCTTGGTCGGGCCGCACCTCAATTCCGGTGCGCGTAACCATCGCATCGAACTCGTAATAAATATCTTTAGTTTTTGAGTAGGTATCGCTTTCCACCAGTTGCAGAAAACAACTAAATTCGCTGCCGATGTCTGTGCGGTTAATGAGTTGCAACATCAATAACGAATTTTCAATGAGGCCGCTATTTTCAGTATTAAACAGGCAGTCGATCGAACCAGCGCCGCTTAGAAGGCCGGCTGAATACATCTTTTTGAAGCGATCAGACATGGTGGTTGTGTCTAATGCTTCACGGTCAGTGTTAAAACTGAAGCCAGTTACGTCGCCAAGGACGCGCTCCACGGAACCGTAAATTTGCACATCAACAGGTAATGCAGCCCCGGTAAAAGTTTCTAGCGTGTACTCAACGGAACGGTCGTTGTTGATAGCGGCGCTAAAAGTTTCAAATAAACGCAGACCGCCTAAGGCATTGACGTTGCAGTAGACGGTGACTGAGTTTTGGGTCGCTCCACCGCCATCGGGCCAGGTTGCAGTGGGGAGAAAATCAAGGCCGCGTGCGTCTGTTGTGGTAATAACAATTTGATCGCCGGTTAGCAGATTGTCGAGCGATCCATCGAAACCGACACGGTTAAGAGTTGTATTAACATCGGCAGGCAAAACAAAACTGCTAAATGTGCCAGGGGATTTGCGGCGGAGTTTTACTTTGCCGTAATGGCCTAGAAAAAAAGTCATGAGTCAACCAACTCGATGAACGGGCCGTCTACGGTGAACTGGATGCCGACAGAAGACAGTTCTCCAGTGCTTACTTGGATAGAGGCGCTGGTGATATAAGCGTTAAATGCGATGTCGTCTTTGACATCGGCGCCGGCTCCAGCAGTTGTGCCAGCTCGTAGAACAATTCCGACGCGGTCTGCTGAGGTCACACCAGCGGTGCTGGTTTTCATGATCTTGTTCAGAAACTGCTCGAACTGGACGCCCGGCTCGGTGCCGGTGGTGCCTTCGCGGCGGTAGTACAAGACGGTGGCACTGCCTGTCGAGCTGACCGCGCCAGGTGTAAAAGACTTGACGGCGGTGTCGACGGTGGTGGTTTCGAGTAGCTCCAGGCTGGTTTCGAGAGACCAGTCGCGTAGCTTTAATGCTTGCTCGGTAGTCGCAGGGTTGGGAGCCGTCGTAAACGAGCTACTGAGGTACAGAGCGCCAGTGCGGCCCGTAAAAAATGCCATAGCTGGCAGCCTTTTTTGTCAGTCTACCGCCGTATTGTAAAGAGGCTATCGCTGAAATCCGAGATCAGCGCGTTGTCGTTGGTGTCGCAGGGGAAGATCGTGGCGCGGACTGTAACCTGACCCTCTTCGTCCATTTGGACGTCTGAGACACGGAAAACTCGTTTGCGGCGCACCTGCGTTCCAAGCACAAACAACCACCCTTCGCGGGTTGCAAGAGATGCGGCGGTATTGTTTGTAATGGTGGCTGTAGTAGAAACAACATCGTTGCCGCTGCGATACAGCAAAACCGAATAGTTGCCGTTTGGTACAGAATTGTCTAGGGGGATATTTAGTACACCGCCTGCACCAATAGAGCCGGTGCGGATGCTATCCCAAGAATTGAAGCCGATATCTACGTAGATGTAGGAACCCGGGGCGATGGGGCTAGTGGTTGGAAAGGTTTTGAACTCGACGGCTGTGCGGACATGCCTGCGGGTGTTACACAGTAGTTTGCCGAACAAAATGGCTTGGGCTTCGTTGGTGACAAATGCAGAAATGTCAAATGTTTGGCGTATGGCGTCAGCTTCTACGGCATCGCGCAGTTGCACGGAAACGGACTTGTTTACGGCAAAAACTCCATTGCTGTCCAAGCTGCGGTAAATGACTGTGGCGATGAGGTCTTGGACGCTGGAGTCATAATCCATGAACTCCTCTTTGTAACTGTCTTCGATGATGTTGCCCGGATTAAACAGAGCACTGATGCTGACGCGACGATCCAGGGCGCCGGTTGTGCGGTTGTACGGCACGGCGGGGACTAGAGTTTCGCGGCCGCCGATACGAGCAAACTCCAGCAGGCTAAACGGGGCAGTCTGTGTCCAAAACTCGCGCCAGTTTTGACGGTCAGCAATCAGACCGTCCATAAATAGATTGTTGGCACGGCAAAAGCGTTTGGTAATGGCAAGTTGCTGTGTGTCGACACCTTCCAGTTCGGCATACGTTCCAATTCCGTCAGTCGCGTCGATGATGGTGTCGAGGAAAATATCTGGTGCAAAGCAAGTTGGGCCGTCGGGATTTGAGGGGTAAGTCAGATTAGAGGTGTTTAGACGCCGGACAGGTTTGCCTCGTGTGACAAACGCGGTAAAAGCACGCATGTCTTGCAAACTTTTACCGCTGAAAACGTTGAAACCGATCAATGACAAGTTTTGGTACAAACGACTTGTAAAAGTTTCGGTCTGTTGCTCGCTTACCGCTGTGATGGTGAACTCGGGGCCGCGCTCGAAGGAACTATTAACTTGGGTATCTGCGTCGAGGCTGAACCAGTCCCACTCGTTTGTTTCAACCGGAGATTCGTTAATAGGCGGTAAGGGGTAGCGGGCAGTAGCGATGCTGTCACGGGTAAATCCGGTGAAATATATGCTGCGCCCGTTCGCTAGAGAAATAGTGGTGGCGTCGCCGGAATTTTGGATGTAGTGATAACGGACTCTACCGTTTGGAAGTCGTAACTCAGCGCGCTCCTGAGTTTCGGCGATTGGGTCAATGACAGGTTCTAGTTGGAACTGCCAGTTTTGAGCTGTAGAGCCACCGTTAAATTTGAGGTAGATATAGTTGTCTTGGTCGGCAGCACGTCGAACAGCAAAAATGCCAGGAATATATGCCCATGCTCCACCGGCAATGCGATAGCGCACTGTAAATAACGCAGTTCGATTTGTGATGCCGTTATCACTGGAAGCGTATCCGGGCCGGTTTCTACTTCCATATCTTTGCTGGCGACCTGAAATTCTACGAAAAAGTTGGCATTTGATTGCAATGTCTACAATGTTGCACGCACTGAGCGTGTTGTATGAGGCTTCTTCAATACGCACCAAGGCTTTTAAGTAGTACAGGTCGTCGCTTCCTTTTGTTGCAGCATTTTCTAGTGCGATAAAATTTTCAATGTCGGTTCTTTCTGTTTCTGTTAAATTACGGACAAAGTTATATGAAGTTACATATATTTGACTAGGGCCTCGTCCTGTGTAGTTACTTCTTTGTGTACTTACACGTTCCCAAATTTGACCAGATTGTAGTAAATCGGCTGCGGTTCGTACTGCAATTCTTTGAGCTGTAGGGATAGTACCGCCAAAAGAAGGGGCAACATCTCTGCCGTCTAGTGCCAGCAGATTGTTGACTGTTTGCCTTACGCGCGCGTATGTGGGGTCATTTTTATACAGAACTGCAGTATCGCTGATTTCGTCGTAGGTATATGGCAAGACAGGGGCTTTACCGGCTTCAATACATGTCAAATCCACGGTTACAGCGCCTTCGTCGGTGCTGGTTCCATTTATGCGGGTGACACGGAAACGGGCAGAACCAAGTTTGAAAATACCTGCGTCGTCAAATACGCTGGCAAATGTGCGCCTGGCGTCCATGGCGGAGCGCGTTAAATCGTCATCGAAAGTGACGCCGGTGGGCGGATTAGCCGTGGATGCAATGGTAATTCGCATCGTATTGCCGACCGCAATACTGCGGAGTGCCCCAGTCCAGACGGTGGAGCTGGACATCGTGATGCCTAGTGCTGTACTTGATTTATTGCCAGCTTCGTTGCGGAGATAGGTTTTAACGTTAATAGGTACGGGACTATAACCGCCAAAAGTAGCCGAGCTGCTGGGGGAATACGCTTGACTAAATCCGTCGACGCGAGTGTTTGCAGTGGTGGGTTGGATACGGTATGGATTGTCACTGGTGCGACCGTATTTAGTGGGATCTTCAGCCGAAGATCCGTACGCTTCATCACTAAACTGCAGTGCTCCAGTGCCGTTGTCGTCGAAATACAGCCACTTGTTTTGGGCGACAAGGCTGGTTATGGGCGTTTGCCCGAAGGCTGATTTGTCGCGGTCGATAGCAGTGATGGGGCCGCCGGCAAGCGCCATCAGCATCTGCAAAAATTGGTTACTGCCGTAACTGCGGACAGCAGACCAGATCAGCGCACCAGACATGCGGACACCGCCGCTTGTATTGACTGTTCGATCGGTATAAATCAGTGGGACGGTATCTCCGTACTTTGCAAGTTCTTGGGCGCTGTTAAAACCAAAACGCGGTGAAAATCGTTGTTCGCGTGTTTGACGTTCACCGAATCCCGATAATGACGGGATGGAAGGGCGCGGGGTTAAAAGTGCTGCTCCAATTTGAAATAATGTGCCGATAATTGTAATAGCTAAGATATACCATTCAATGCCGTTTTGAGCGTCAAATACAGTACCTTGTTTCGGATCATTGTATTGTTGCTGGAGAGCGACAAACTCCATGTACTCTTCTTTGGTGATGCCGAGGGCAGCAATTAGATCGTATTCGTAGGGAAGAAGTTTGCGCGTCATTTATGCAACCAAAAGTAGCGACCGCCGGAAGGGGGTATTGGTCCACGGATTACGCCGTGTAGGCCGATGTACAAAATGTCGTCAGGAGCTAAAACTGTTCCCATCGCTCCACCATTCTGCCCTTGCAGTAAAACGACTGCATGGGAACTCTGCTCGTCGAGTGGCGTGGAGTTTTTCAGTAGCCAGCGGGGGATGACGCTTTTGGGCCAAGTATCGTCAGTGTACTTAGTGAAAATAGTCAGCAGTTCTGGTGTGTAGTCAAAATATCCGAGGCGTTTGTGTACTTCTGCCGCCAGCAGACAACAGTCAACCGTACCAGCTGCATTACCTGGTAACGCAGCCCATGCGCGTTGGAGTCCGATTAAGTCGTTGGTGTTTATCACTGGAGGATGATCTGGGAATCCAGAGGTAGGGGGCCGACTAAAGCACGATCAAGGGTGCGGTTAGGGAAGTTGGTGGCCACACTGTCGATGGCACTACGGAAGCGTAGTTCGATTGTTGTTTCGCTAAGGCTACTGCCGGTGCCGACGTAATACTCGGTTTGGACGTTGTTGGTGTATGCACCAGAGGCGGTGAGCCAGACGGTTGTGAGTTGGAGGCGGCTGAGGCGATTGCCGTCGCCGGATTGCAGCAGGCGTACCCCTACTTCGATGTTAGGGAATAGGACTTGCAGGACGCTGTTTTCGCCATTGAGACTGGCCATGGAACCTTCGGCGCGGAATGGAGCGAAGGTATAGGTGCGGCCGTTGGTAATTGGGTAAACCTTGTTTTCGTTGGCGAAGTAGTTCTGGAATAGATAGCGACCGCCGTTGCTGGCGGTCAGATTGAAGAATTGGCAGATGCGGATGTCCATTAGGCGTCGTAGCGGGGGTCGCGGATTTCGCCAGCCAAGGAGATGCGGACACGGTTGATGCCGGGGCGGACAGACTCCACTTCGGGCGGACCAGCATATTCCCAGCGCAGGTTGTCCACGGAGGCGTTGGCGCGGGCAGCGAGAGTGCTGCTCATGCCGGCCGTGATGCTGGTGCTTAAAAGGAAGCGGGCGTTAGCGGCGGTTTGGCTGCGGTAATGGTCGATCAGGGTGACGACGTTGGCGTCGCTGATGTTGTCGAAGCTGAGTTCCAGGGCTGCGCCGTAGGGGGAATTGCCGAAGGTGCGCTTCACCACAGCGCCATTCAGTGAGCGGTATGCACGCTGGGGATATACGCCGGGCTTGAAGCTGCGGGCGGTGGGGGTGATCGAGGGGAAGTTGGCCATCAGCGCATACCCAGGCGGCTACGGGTTTGGGGGGATTGTTGGATGCGATCTAGAGTCATGGTCATGCCGCGTTGGGCGCCGTCGCGGGCGGCTTGGCGGCGAGTGGCGGCCATGGCAGCTTCCAGCTGGTCGCGGCTTACATACTCAGTATCGCCGAAACGGGTCGTCTCGAAGCTCATGTTGAGGACTGGTGCGCCACCGCCCATGCCGCCGCCGGCCATGGCTTCGCGGAGGCCCATGGCGTTGACGCCGAGGCGGCCGCTGCCGTCGCGCTGAAGTGGCATGATCGCCTCGGGACCAGCTTCGCCCATAAGGCCCGTTTGTGTTGTGCCACCGTTGGCAAACTTGAATAGCGTCGGACGGTTGACGATCCCGCCAGCAGCGAAAGCTGCGATGCCGTTGGAGAAATAAGCGCCGTTGGCTGCGCGTATCCCTGGAGCAAGTCCAGGCAATGGGTCGATACTTCCGCCTGGCGTAACGTTTACACCTGCTCCACCGCCGCCGCCACCGCCGCCGCCACTGCTGAAGCCGATGCCCAAGGCTTTGAGGATAGTGCCAAGGATCATCATCGTGATTTGTTGGGCGATGATCTGGGCGGCCATGTTGACGAAGTTTTCGCCGATGCTCTTCATCATGTTGGCAATCGCTTCTTGGCCGCTGGACGCACCAGTCACAATTTCTTGGAACGCATTGCCAAAGGCTTGGCCGATGTTGTCGGCGGCGGCGATGGCTATATTTTCGGTGTTAGTAAGTTCAGTGATGCTGGTTTGCAGCTCTTCCATGCGCTTGGCGCCAGGGCCTTTGATGCGGGCGGCGGCCATGTCACGGTAAAGCTGGGCCTCAGCTTCGCTAACAACCAAGCCTTGTTTTTTGTAGTCGAGGATTTGAAACTCGATTTCACGCAAAGCACGAACGCGCTCGTCTTTGATCGCGTCGAGTTCGTTTTGACGTTCCAGGCCGGTGATGATGTCTTGGAATTTTTCTACGCGATCGGCTTCGATTTTTTCTAAATTTTGAGCAGTTTTGAGACGGGCGTTTTCAATTTCTTGGAGCCCTTTGACGACAATGGCTTCTTGGGCACGGGTATTCGGTTCGTTGGCAAGAATCTCAGCGTATTTAGCTTGAATGTTAAGAATGTCTTCTTCGCCTTTTAAGCGAGCGGCGAGGAGTGGGTCCTTGGCTTGCTCCGCTTGGAAAATACGATCCTGTAAGGCAGCTTGGATTGTGAGAAGTTCGGTCTCGGCTCGGGTGTCGCGCAACAGTTTTGCAACGCGCTCAGCTTCGCGTGCGGCATCGCTGGCAGCTTTATCTGCTTTATTACTTCCTCCGCCGGCCGGCGTCATCTGCCCTAGGCGAGTTATACGCGGTACAGCAGTTTTAATTTGTTGTTGCTGGCTGCCCGGTACGTATCGACCGTACATACCAGTGTCTTGACCTGTTTGTTGTCTATTTCCGCCTGTAAAATTATTTATGATGCTAAAAAGATCCACGACTGCTCGGAGTCCCGGAATCATTAAAAGAATTGCATTGGTTGCACTTTCTACGTAATTAGGAATAGACAATAAAGCTGTGGCCGCTTGGGTTCCAACGTCAATTAAATTGGCGGCGAGTTCAGCTACTTTTATTGTTAAAGGGGATAAAGCATCAATAATTTTAGTGAAACTATCTGACGATTTTTGAACAACGTAATCAAAGGAAGTATTTATGTCGTCGACACTGCCAGAAAAAGCTGTAGCAACGTTATCTGCTAAAGTTTGGAGCCTAGAAGAAATTTCTTTGAAAGCTATTTCATAAGAACTCTGAAGTTTTGGCGCACCTTTAGCACTTTCATTAGCAAGATTTACAAGTGTATCTAGTAAATCTTGGACGGAAATTTTTCCGTCTTTTGCCATCTGAAGAAGTGCACTACGGCTTACGTTGTATTTAGTTGCGAGAGCTTCTTGTATAGGAATACCTTCGTTTGTTAGTTGGTTTAGAGTTGCCTGTGTAACTTTACCGGTTTGCAGTGCATTAGTAAAAGCGTTTGTAAGCTTGTCAATTTTTCCGTTGTAGGCTTCGGTTAATGTGCTGGAAAGTTGAATAGCAGCTGCTTGATCTTCTAGAGAAAGTCCCAAGCCTTGGATACGTACGACGGATGCTTGGAACTTGTCAAATTCCGCTCCGGCTTGTTTGAAAGCTGTAGAAAGTAATTGGGTTTGTCGGGCGCTGAAACCGATGTCGGAGGCAAGTTCTTTGACTTGGTTGGCTTGGCCGGCAATTTGACCGAGCAAGGTACCAAGCAACGAACCTGCAAAGCCGGCGGTGCCCCCAAACAAATCGCCGACAGCACCACCAATGGCACCACCCGTTGCTGCACTTCCGCCTTGTCCGAACAGTAAAGGAAAAGCTCCACCGATAATGGCATTGCTTACAATGCCTCTTATCTTTCCGCCGCCTCCGCCGCCTGGGCGCCCCGCTCCACCGCCTGGGCGCCCCGCTCCACCGCGAGGTGGCAATGCTGGACCTTGTTGACCGAACCCAGCATTACGCATGGATGGAGGTAAAGCCGCTCCTTGTTGACCGAATCCTGCGTTTGCGGCTACCTGTACTTTGCGTCTATTTGCTGCTTCTTGTGCTAATAAATAGTTTGTACGTCCGATTAAAGCATTTTCTCTTTCACGTGCTGTAATTACTTGCTCAACAGCACGTCTTTGTGCCTCAGTACCGTCTGCGGCTCGGCGTAAAGCTCTTTCGGCTTTTGCGACTGCGCGTGAATAATTTTCTACACTAGCTACGTTAAAATTTTTACCTTCTAAAAGTTTTGCGCGTCGATTTAATACATCTATAGAATTACCTAATTTATTTATAGCGCGCATCGCATCTGTTATTTCTCTTCCGCCTTTTACGGCGATCTCAATATCGGCTCTGTAGGCCACGGCGCCAAGCCACAGTCTGGTACTTCAGTTTACGACAGAAAAAAGCCGCCGGGGTTAGCGGCGGCGGTGTTTGGCTTTTTCGATCTCCTTTTGCTGGTCCTCGTTGAGGATTTGGAAGTAGGCGCTCCAGGTGAGCAGTTCTTCGGCGGTCATGCTGGTGCGGAGCTGGCTAAGGGTTAGTCCGAGTTCCTTGGCGACGCCGAATTGGAGCATTAGCCAGTTGTCTTTGCGGAGTTCGACGCTCAGGGCTTTGGGTCGAGAGCCTCGGTGTCGTCGGTCAAGATCGCCAGCATGAGAGCTTGGAGGTCTTTGTCCTTGACTTCGTTTTTGAGGACGTCGATTTCGCCAGCGCTGAAGAGCTTGCTGCCGGTCTCGTCGAGAGCTTTGTTGACGAGTAGTTGAAGGGCAAAAGCGTTGGCGTCTTCGGATTTGGCCTGTTTTTGAGCGCGCTCGCGCTCGGCCATGGTCAATGGACTGACCCACATCTCGAAGATGCTGCCGTCAGACAGCTCGACTTCCTTCTTGGTGGGCTCCAGGTTCGCGGCCTTGCGGAGGCGATCCAGGGCTGATACGGGGGTGGGGCCGGGCATAAAACCAGGGATTGGTATGTTCTACTGTAGCGGATTAGTACAAAAAAGCCCCGCT